CGATATAGATGTAACTATGAGATTGGCAGAAGGAAATCAAATTAATATAACAAGTAAATTGTCTGGATTAAATTCAGACGGTGTTCTTGACCACACATTTATATTGAAGGAAATTAAAACTGGATTTGTATTAGGTGAATTTTAATGAGAATTCTAGACGTAAATACCGACGAATTAGTTAAGTTTTCGAATTTACTAGAAAAAGTAAACAAAAAAGATTTACCAAAAGTTACGGCGAACACATTGAACGCCCTAGCTCTGAATGTGAAAAAGAAAACGCTACCAATAGCGTTTAATACCACCATGATAGCTAGGAGTAAGAATTTCGCAAAGGCAAATACTACTGTAAATTTTGCAAGGAAAACAGGAAATATTAACTCCATGAAATCTGAGGTCGGTTGGTTTTCTAAAAAAGAAACGTCAGGTATGGCGGTTAAAGATATGTTACAGCAAGACCAAGGAGGTATAATTAAAGGTAAATCATTTATACCATTATCTGGAAGAGGAAAAGGAAAAGGAGCTAGAATTTCTGGTCAATTTGGCAAAAGGGTACGAAAAATAAATTATTTAAGTAAAATAAAAAATAAAGTAGAATCTAAAGATATGTCTGGCAGTAGTGAAAAACAAAGATTTTTTCAGGCTGTTTTTACGGCAAATGATAACGGTTATGTTTTATCTGAAAAGGGAATTTTATGGAGGGTTGTTTCAACTAGTGGGAAAAAACCAAAACTAGAGGCTCTTTACTCCTATGAAAAAGGAAGAAATACAAGAGTAAGAAAAAGACAATTTATGAAAAAAGCCGCCGATAGAACTAGCAAGCGTTCTAATAGTATTTTCATTAAGGAGGCAAAAAAACAATTTGATTTCAGACTATGAGTTGGGTTACAAAAATACAAGACGACATATCTATAGAAACTGGGGACGGTCGAGTTTACACGCCTATATATTCATTTTATAAAAGGTCGTTTGAATTCAATTTCACAGAATATAACTATCCAAACATAAGGGGGTCTAAAATCGACCGTAGGTTAAAACGTAGTGATAGATATGAAATGATGATAGTATTTCAAGGCGCCGACCATTTGGACGAGGCTAAGGAGTTTTTAACGAGTGCAGAAAATAAAAAATACTGGTTAATTCGGCATCCTTTATTTGAGGAATTCATTTGCCACCCGACTAGTTTAACTCAAGATGTTGCAGGTCTTAACACCTCTGTAATTACTGGGGCTTTGATTGAAACTATATCTGATGACTTTCCAAAGTCTGAGGACGCACCAGCTGGATTTGCTCAAGATTATGCCGTAGGTATTAACAATGCGGCTGAGGATATTTTTTCAGGGCCTCCATTGAGTTCTCAAGAACAGCAATTAATGTCCGAAAATTTAGAAGATACTGGAGAAGAAATAAAAGGTAAAATAAAACTACAGGATCAACTGGATGAATATTTTAATTTATTTAATGAAGCTACAAACGCGGTTGTAAACGCGACTTCATTCCCATTGAAGGCAATTCAAACAGTAAGGAATGTATATACATACCCTTTTCAATTAAAACAAACGGTAAAGGATAGATTAACGATGTTGGTAGGTCAGTTTAATACTGTTATTTCTGAAATAACTAATATAGTAACTCCTAACGAAAAAAAGATAATTGAAACTAACGCAGGGTTAACGTTATCGGCTATGTTTTTAACCGCAATAAATCCACTCAATTCAGATGACTACGAAAATGCTACTGATGTAATTGGAGTTTCTGATTTGATACTAGATAATTTTAATTTATATATTTCTATTGTTGATGGATTTCAGACACCTACCAACGATGAAACTGATTCATACGTACCAAATTTTGATATGATGTATAATTTATTTGGTGGCATCTATTTTGTTGTGTCAAATTTGTCAGAAGTTGCTTTACATGCAAAACAGCAGAGAATCGTATCTTTAGATTTTGATTCAAATATTATTTTATTAACTCATAGATTTTACGGGTTAGATTCTGAGGATGAAAATATGGATAGATTCATTCGAAATAATAACATAGGTTTAAACGAATTATTAACGCTTAAAAAAGGTAGAGAAGTAATCTATTACGTGTAAATGGAGTTAAAAATTTCAGACAGATTTGATAATCGAATTATAAAATATTTTAACGAGGTTAGTGTTAATTTAGTTCATAACTCAATTGCATCTACTTTTAGTTTTCGGTTTAATTACGATTATAAAAATCCAGACCATAAGGAAATATCTTGTGTATCTCATTTTCACGATGTAGAAATTTCACACGAAGGCGAAAGGTTAATTACTGGTATTTTACTAACCCAATCATTTAGACATACAGCCGAGGGTGTTGAGGCTCAATTTTCAGGATATTCAACATCTGGAGCTATGGAGGACTGTTCTATTCCTCCAAACATTTACCCAATCCAATCAAATGGTTTGTCGTTAGGTCAGATTGCAAAGAAAATAGGGGACGCGTTCAAGCCTAAAATAGGTGTTATTATAGACCCATCTGTAGCCGATGTTGTTTCGGGCAGTTTTAAATCTTCATCCACTTCTCCAACGACTAACGTTAAGAGTTATTTAACCCAAATGGCTACGCAAAAGGATATCGTTCTATCGCACGACGAATTCGGTAATTTACTTTTCACATCGGCTAATACGAATGGTAAGCCTATTTTAGATTTAGATTTAACGGATGAAAATAAATCATTGCCAGCTTTGGAGTTGGAAATGGTATTTAATGGTCAACAAGTACACTCGCATATAACAGTAATGAGACAAGCAAGCTCTGGAAAGGGAAATGCGGGCGAGGTTACTATAAGAAATCCATACGTTATAGGATCGGTTTATCGTCCGAAAGTAATTACCCAAAGTTCAGGAGACGACAACGACACAAAAAAAGCCGCCCGTCGAGCGCTTGGAAATGAATTACGCGCATTGAAATTTGTGATAAAAATTGATAGATGGAAAATTGACGGTAAAATAATTCGTCCAAATAATACTATTTTAATTTTCGACCCAGAAATTTACGTTTGGCATCAAGCGAAATTTTTCATTGAATCGGTAAGTTTTACAGGAAATGAAAAACAACAGTCTGCTACGCTCACTTGCACACTACCAGAGGCGTATAATGATGACGAGGTTGTTAATATTTTTAGAGACATTAATATACATAAGAGGGTATGATTAACATCGTTAAAGTAATATCGAGTAAATACAACGATGCCAAACAATTGTTTGTAAACGTTCGACGTTTTGGAAAAAATGATATACGTGAGGAAATTCAAGTAGGACCAGCTGGAGACGATTCTAGACCGATTGAAAAAATGACCGCTATATTTTCTGAAACTGGAGTTCAAGGGGACGCGGTTATAATTGGTTATTTAAGCGAACAGGGATTAGCCGAGTCTGGAGAAAAAAGACTATATTCTCAGGACGATGACGGAAATATTAAATTTTTCGTTTGGTTAAAAAAAGACGGTACTATTGAGATTGGAGGAGACGCCGATAATGCTGTTAGATATTCTAAATTGGAATCTGAATTTAATAAATTAAATGATAAATTCAACGACTTAGTAACGGCGTTTAATACCCACCAGCATACGGGAAATATGGGCGCACCAACGCCGATTATTCCAATACCGAATTCAGTACCAGCTTCGCCGTCACTAGCGGATATAACTCTTAGTAAAATTGATGAAATTAAAACACTTTAAAAAATGGCATTAGATTTTAATAATTTAGCAAACGACATATTAAACGACCAGATTATAATGGGGGACGTTCATCCAGTTGCTCAACAGAAAATGACTGAGATTTGGACGCGTTTAAGTATTCATATAACTGAGCAAATAAAAAGAGGTATAATTGATGACGTTCAAGTTGACCAGCTAGGAAATCAGAGTAATATCTCAAACGTTAAATAATTATTTAGTAAATTTACAAAAATGAGTGATAAAATAGAATATTATAAAGTTGATTTCGGTTTAAACGTTTGCGGAAATGCTCAGACTATGATTATCGAGATAGATAAAATTATAGCTGTTTTATTACAAACGGCTATGGTTTCCGTGACCAAAGGTAATTTATATGAGTACGAAATAGATACTGGTCAGACAAGACAGCGCGTAAGATATCAAACACCTTCAGAGGTGTTAAACGCGATTGATATGTACAGAAAATTGAGAAAAAAATACGAAGCGGATATAACTCCTAGAATTATTCGGATTGTTAACGGAAAAACATTGAGAGGATGAAAATAATTGATAACATTAAGAGTTTTTTTTCAGATGAAAAAGAAGAAGAAGGAAAAAAAATGATAGCCGAATACCCACAAGAAATAACAGCTCGAAGAGGGTACTACGGGCAATCTTATGTTTTAGGATATGACGGTGAAACGGATACGGGAAGTATGGGCGACCCTATACACTACGAAATAGATTACAATAGAATTAGAATGAGATCATGGCAGGCGTATCTAGAAAATGATATCGCTCAAACAATCATGGATAAGTTCGTGATTTGGGTAATTGGAAAAGGTTTGAAATTTCAAAACGCTTCGATTAAATCAATTGTAGGGAAAGACGCGAAAATTGATTCACAGACTCGAAACATTGAATTCATGTTCGATTTATGGGCGAATTCTAGATTATCTAGCTATAATGGTGAATCTTCGTTAGGTATGTACGCGAGTGAGGCGTATAAGTCTTGTAAAATAGGGGGCGATACGCTCGTTATTTTAAGATATCAAAAAGGAAATGTAAACGTTCAGTTAATTGACGGGGGTAATGTTGATAATGATTATTCCGACGAGGGAATTAAAAACAATAGAATTGTAAACGGAGTTGAGACTAACAGAAAAAACGAAGTTATAGCCTACTGGATTCGCCAATCGGATGGAGAAACTAAGAGGGTAAGCGCGATTGATTCCACTACTGGAATGAGAGTCGTTTTTTTAGTTGCGGGTAATAAATATCGAATAGACAGTAATAGAGGTTTACCAGCGATTGCGTCGGTTCTTGAAACTCTTCAAGCGATCGACCGATATAAAGAGGCTACGGTTTCATCCGCTGAGGAACGACAAAAAATAGCGTATGCAATAGTTCACCACTTGGACGGGTCTGGAATTTCACCACTATCGGACGCCGTTATGAAATCATTTAATACAGAGTCTTCAGACGGTGCAAAAAATCCTGTTGATTCTGCTGGTAATGAGTTGGCTCAATTTGTTACAGAATCAACGAACAAGCAAACGTTTAACATGCCTCCAGGTTCTGAATTAAAATCTCTAGAATCTAAAAATGAGTTATATTTCAATGATTTTTTCACAACAAACGCGAATTTAATATGCGCCGCGATTGGTATTCCTCCAAATGTTGCGTTTAGTTTATATACAGATAGTTTTTCAGCATCCAGAGCCGCGACTAAAGATTGGGAGCATACTTTGAAAGTGGAACGTAATAATTTTATATTCCAGTTTTACAAGCCTATCTATGAGTTTTGGCTACACATGAATATTATTAATAATAATTTTTCATTCGATGGATATTTAGATGCGTTTATTTCTGGGGACAAGATGAAAGTAGAGGCTTTTACTAGATGTCGATTTATTGGCGCTCAATTTCCACACATTGACCCATTAAAAGAGGTTAACGCTGAGAGAGCGAAACTAGGTCCGTTGGCTGCAAATATTCCATTAACAACTATTGAGGAATCGACCGAGATTTTAAGCGGGGGCGATTCTGATTTAAATATGGAGAAATTTGCAGAAGAAATAAAGAAAGCTGAAAATCTAGGTATTGAAGAGGCTCCAGAAAAAACGGTTTAATTTTTATCTGAATCGTGTCTTACATTCTGCTTATAGCGCTCTGGGGTTTCGTCGATAAGTTTACCGATTAACGGTTTTAAAAGCGACGAACATGTGATTCCGTAATTTTGGGATATGTTCGTAATTGTTTTATACATATCGTCAGAAATAGGTCTAATTCTAACCTCGTTTATTTTTATTTTGTCGGACATGGTTGTAAATATAGTAAAAAATTTCCCAAAGTTTGGGAAATCATTTTGAATAATTATTTTTATTGGTTTATTTTGTTGTATGAAAGAAATTCTTTTTTATGGCTTTATAGGCACTTTCTCTGCTGAGATGTTCATCAATGATGTGAGTGATTCTGAGGGAAAAGATATTACTGTTAGAATCAACTCAGGGGGCGGGGACGTTCAAGCTGGGTTTGGTATTATAGCTAAATTTCAAGAATTTAAAGGAATCAAGAAAATTAAAGTAGATGGAAAAGCCTATTCAATGGCTGCATTTACTTGTTTATACGCCGACAATGTTGAAGCGTTGGACGTTTCGGATTTTATGTTTCATAGAGCAGCATTTCCAGAGTTCATAGAAAACAATAAAGAGTTGTTTACTGATGAAATGAAAGCGATGCTAAAGCGAACAAACGACGATTTAAGAAAAGCATTTGAGGCGAAAATTGACTTAGAAAAATTTAAAGAAATCACAGGTACTAGCGTTGATGAATTGTTTTCAATGGATTCTAGAGTTGATGTATTTTTAACATCAAACGAAGCCAAACAAGTGAATCTTATTAATAAAATTAACAAAATTACACCTGAACGGTCGGCGTCGATTGCTGCGGGCGTAGATTTGATTGCAGCAAGTTACGGAGAAGGCACAACTAAGGGCGTGTTTATTCCTGAGAAAGTTGTGGCGGTTAAAAAAGAAGTAAAAAAAATCAAACCAGTCGTAATTTCAATGGGTGATGTTGCAGCTTCTGGAGGATATTATATCTCATCAGGTGCTGATTATATTATCGCAGATCCTTTCACGATTACTGGTTCAATCGGTGTAGTCGCTGTTTTCCCAAATGTGTCTAAGTTAACAAATAAAATTGGTTTACACCGCGATGGCGTTGTTAGAGGAAAATATACAAATATTTTGGATCCAATGGAACCAATGAATGAAAGCACGGTTAACGCTTTCAAAAAATCTATTGATCGAACTTATATCGAATTCAAAACAAGAGTTTCAAAC